AAGAAACGACAACCGGGGTTGAGAATGGCCCCGTAGAGGCTGTTAAGGTTAATCTTCTTGACCAGTTGGCGTTTGTCCCAAAATGCTTTGTCTTCATCTGTTTCGGCCTCTTTCTTTTTAGCCTGCATTTCTTTGCGTTCGGCATACCAACGTTCCAGCAGGCCCGGAATCACGCCCTTGCGCTCATATGTGAAGATGGTGCCATTGGCACTGAGAGTCCAAGGTTGATTTGAGTCAAACACCAAGCGCCAGACTTCGGCGGCTGAATGCACAGTGCTTTCTCCTGATTCCCAATCAATGGTAATCTCTGTACCTACTTCGCCTGCCATCACAGCGGTGTATTCCAATGTACCGAACATGTTTTCCCACGCATCAGCAAAGGAGCTACCCGAGGCTATTTTTTCCGCAATATAGCGGTCGGTCATTATGGGCCGGAGTTGAGCGACGATGGTTTCGGGTCCCATGTTGAGGGCACGAATAGCCGAGGGATAGAGACTGTTGATGTCGATCGCTCCAACCCAGTCGTGCATGCCCCGTTTGGGGAAAGCAACATAGGCACCTGCCGCTTGCGTGTCACCGTGTTCATCCTTGCCCTTTCTATTGGGGACGATAAGTCCCAGTTGATGTGCTTCGTTGATGATAGCCTGCTCGGTAACTGCTACAGCTCCCATGGTGGTCTGTAACAGAACTGTGTTGTCATGTGCCAGTTCGTTGGCTAGATCAAGGAATCTCAGCTTCTTGTCCAGCTTGTTCAGCAGTAGTGTGTCTTGACGGTTGTATTCGATAAATTTGTGGAAGTCTTTGTTGTACAGCTGATCCAGTGTGCCTTCGTACTGTGTTTTGCGCTCATCCAGTTCATATTCAGCGATGGCATCCAGGCTGTAGCTGTGGCGTTCTTCGTAGGTATATTTTCGATAGAGCTGCATGTAATCCATGTGTACTCGCCCTAGAAGATCAAAGGTGAGATTCTCTGCACCAAATCTTTCAAATGTTCTTTGTTTGGGCATCTGTCCCCAGAGACAAAAGCGCCTGGTGTCATCTTTGCTCAATACGCGAGCTGTACGCATGACCATGTAGGGAATGTCGAAGCCTTCTGAGTTCCAACCTGACAGGATGTCCGCGTCGTCAATTAGATCTAGGAATGTGCCCAGCAGATCTTCTTCTCGTTCAAACAAAAAACAGTTTTCGTATTTCTCGCAAATCTCTTGAGCTGTTTCCCAACTCATGCTCTTGGGAGGTATCACCAAGGTAACTAATTTTTGCAGCCAATCTAGATATACTGTTACAGCCGTGATTGGGTTGAAAGGATCTTCTGGTCGGCTGAAGCCACGCACCGGATCAAAATCTACTTCAATGTCGAAAAATGCAGTTTGTAATCGGGGTGATGTGGCACCAAGATAGTTAGACTCTAGGCAGCGAAAGATAGGATTTATATCGCTTTCCCACAGGCGCTTGCCTGAATGTATGCGCAGTTCCTTGTGATATTCTTTTGAATTGCGAGTGGCAAATCGACTCACCGGGGTGTCGTAAATGGTGCGGAATTTGCCGCGGGGATCGTCATAGTAGAACACATAGTCTGCAGGATATTCTCGATACTGCCGTTGTCCGTTGACTCTTTCTACCACGTGGATGCGGTCTTTATCGCGATCAAAAATCGCGTCTACATAGCTCATATATTCTCCTGTGCAATTTCTAGCTTGCACCACTCTACATGCCGTTTCATGTCCGGCGAGACAATATTATTTAACGAAACAAACGATCTACTATGAATTCACAAGCTCGAGCGAAGGTCAGTGCACCGTACATCAAGGTCCACATGGCCACGGCCATGCCCACCCAATAGCCCAGTATGTTTGCGATCACTGCCATAGCATTCGGGTCAATCCAACAGTGTCGATTGTGACGAGCAGCAGGTAGTTAGCCAGCATGCCAAAACTGCGACGTGTCCAAGCAGCCCAAGCATACATAGCACAACCAAGAATCCAGATGGGGTAAAGTATGATGAGAGGAGGTGTTGGTACGGTGAGTGCCATAGTGATACTGCACCCAATACTGATAGCCCAAGCCAAAACCTCAACACAAAAACGAAATCGATTGCTCGCCCAGTCATCTTGTATCCATGTGAATATGTTTCTTAATGCATCATTCAAAGCGTTTTTCCTACAGTTTCTAAAATGGTGTTTAGTTCTTCGTGATCTTTGTTAGTCTCACCCAGCTTGGCCTTGTGGGCGATCTTGATCGCTTTTTTAAGGATAGCTGGCTTCACTTCTAATTCTTCGGCAATGGCTTTGACGGTATCGTTGAGACCTTCGCTGAGCGTCTCCACTTCCATCATGACTTGCATGCCTTCGTTGATCAGTTGTGTGAGTTTGGCCTTTTGTTCGGCTGAGAACATTCTTGCTGACATTTGATTTCCTCCAGGATAGTTGATTGATTATACGACGTATTGCACAACATCGCAACAGATTAGGTACGCAGTTTTGCCAAACCCATGGATCTAAATACTGTGAGCCACATCCAACCCGAATCAAACTCCCACCAACGGTGGCTGAGTTTGGCATTGGCTGGATCGTTGTGATGATTGTTGTGTAAAGATTCGCCGCCGATCAATATGCACCACGGCATGATGTTGCGGCTGTGATCTTTGGTAGCATGATTACGATACCCCCACCAATGGCCCAGACCATTGATGATGCCTGCGGCTGTCAGCGGAATCCAGATCATTTGCACCCCCCATACGATCAGTCCGGTCCATCCAAACAGTGCCAGATCTATGGCCAGCATGACCATGATGCCCAACCAATTGTGGGGAGTGTACAATCGTCGTTCTATCCAGTCTGTTTTCACATCCGGCGCATAGACATTGACCATGTCATGATTTTTAGCTGCTTGGGCATACAACCATGCTCCTTGCGTGATCACTCGCCAGATACCAAACACATGAGGGCTATGCGGGTCTCCGGGCTGTTCACACTTTTGATGATGCAGTCGATGTACCGCCACCCACTGCTTTGTTATCATGCCCGTGGTCAGCCACAGCCAGAATCGCATGGCATGCTCCAGCACAGGATGAAATGTGATTCCTCTGTGAGTGATGCCACGATGCAGGTACAGCGTCACACATACTATGGTCATATGTGTGACTACTAGAGTGTATATGATTTCAGTTATCAATGGAATTGTTCCTCTTCGGTCGATCCTTTGAGTGCCTGCGTACTGGCATCTGCTTCTACTGTAGTGGTCACTCGATCAAAATAGCTGGTTCCTACTTCTCGCTGATGCTTGACTGCTTCGAATCCTCTATCAGCAGCAGCAAATTCTTTTTCTTGCAATTCCACGAACGCAGACATACCTTGTCTAGCATATCCATGTGCTAGATCAAACATATGATAGTTAAGATTGTGGAAGCCGGCTAAAGTGATAAACTGGAACTTATAGCCCATGGCACCTAGTTCACGCTGGAACCGGGCAATGGTAGCATCGTCTAGATTCTTCTTCCAGTTGAAACTTGGCGAACAGTTGTAAGCTAGCATCTTGTTCGGGAAGTGTTTGTGTATTCCTTCAGCAAAACGCCGCGCGAATTGTAGATCAGGGGTTCCGGTTTCGCACCAGATAAGGTCTGCGTAGGGTGCGTAGGCGATTCCTCTGGCCAGTGCTTGCTCAAATCCGTTGCGGGTTCTGTAAAAACCCTCCACAGTGCGCTCGCCAGTGAGGAAAGGACGATCACGCTCATCAACGTCGCTAGTAACAAGGTTACCAGCTTCAGCATCTGTTCGGGCCAAAAGAACAGTAGGCACGCCCAGCACATCACTAGCCAGACGAGCCGCGACAAGTTTGTTGACTGCTTCTCTAGTTGGTACAAGAACTTTTCCTCCCATGTGTCCGCACTTCTTGGCAGACGCCAGTTGATCTTCAAAGTGAACACCTGCGGCGCCGGCTTCAATCATGGCCTTCATGAGTTCAAAGGCGTTGAGCACACCACCAAACCCGGCTTCGGCATCAGCCACGATAGGAGCAAAAAAATCTCTATCTCCCGACTGTTCCATCCATTGTATCTGATCTGCTCGAGTGAATGCGTTGTTGATCTTACGCACCACTTCGGGCACTGAGTCTACTGGATACAAGCTCTGGTCTGGGTACATGGCACCTGCGGTGTTGGCATCGCCGGCCACTTGCCAACCTGATAGATAGATGGCCTTGAGTCCAGCCTTGACCTGTTGCAAGGCCTGCATGCCAGTCATGGCTCCTAGGGTATGTACATAAGATTCGGTGTGTAGCAGATCCCATAATCGATTGGCCCCTGTGCGAGCATGGGTGTGTTCTACCACTCGACTGCCCTGCAGGTTGACCACATGTTCGGCAGTGTATTCTCGGCGTATGCCCGCCCATCTAGGATTGACGCTCCAATCCTGTTGTATGCTTTTGATTTTGAGATCTCGATTCACAATATTTTCCTCGGTGTAAACTAGTATTTACACTACTCGTAGGTAACTGTGTCGGAATCTCCTAAGCGCCATTTGGGATTGGTCTCGCATACATACTTTCGTGTGCAGACTTTGAAGTCTGGAAACAGCATTTCTTTGGGATTGCTGGCTGCGTCAAAGAACAGGCAGCGGTTGTTGGGCTGTGCCGCATACTGCCCATTGTCTAGGGCAATGAAGTTGAAGCTCTTGTGATCCTCTGGCCACTCTGAATAGCTGGTGTCCAGGACATTCAAGTCAGGTGCAGCATTGTCTACAGTAAACATGTAGTCGCCTGAATACATCTGTCGATCCTTGGCATAGAATTTGCATGATAGATTGCGCAGGAACGCTTTCTGTATCACGGCTATGTCATAACTGAAACAGTCCCAGATCTGTAATGTATCTAGAGGTAGGAATTTATCTGGTTCGAGGTCGGTGGTACGGCTGACATAGGCGTGTAATGGCAGCTTGTCATAAAGTGCACCATAGCGTGGAAGATAACTTTCTATACGGAAGGCCTGGCTGCGCAGGCTCTTGATGGTGACCCAGATGCAAGGTTCATATTCGCCATGACCTGATTTGAAATCATACAGGAATTCTTTGCGCACCCAGCAGTGAACTGGAGGAAGATTAGCGACTAGAAATGACATTGGCTTCCTCTTTAAGATTTTTCATATCATGTATGTCTTGCTTGGTCTCAACCAATAGATTTGATATAACAACTATATCTTTTTGTATGTCTTTCCACCAGCACAGCATGTCGTAGAAAGTTTTTACTGCCCAGATCACCCATACCAACACAAAGGTAAAAACAAAACTAAGGGCAAGATCTATAGCTGTGGTATAGTTTTCGGTGGCATGCACAATCAAAAAAACAATAAAAAATGCTCCCAGCAGATAGGCAGATTTTTCCCACCATTGACATTGTCTACAAGAAGTTGCTGCGAATTTCATTTGGTTATGGTAGCTCTCAACATCCAGCTGTGTTTACGATGTGCATCCATGCGATTGGCCAAGAAATCGGCCAAACCTTCTTCACCTTCTCTCGTGGCTAGGTCAAAAACCATCTTGAGGATCTTTACCATGCGGTCACTGTCTTCTAGGAGCTCTTGTACCATGTCACCGTCATCTGGTATGGAAGTTTCGTCCTCAACTCTAGTAAGCATGCTGAATCGTGTGTAACTGGCAGGAACAAATGTACCTGTGGCCCGTATCTCTTCGGCAAATTGATCAATGCTTTCGTACACTTCTTCGTATATCTTGCCAAACAAGTCGTGTAGCTGGCTAAAAAATGGCCCAGTCACGTTCCAGTGATAGTTGTGAGCTTTCAAATAAAAACTGAATTCACTGGCAAATGCAATCTTCAGTGCCTTTTGTAATTCATCCATGATCATTCATACCTTTGTTTACGCTCCAGTAAAGCCCAAAGTGCCTCCTGCGCCGTATTGCACTCCTGTACCACGATCGGTAACGGTCTGCGCATCGGTTTGCGTTACCTGTTGCCATTCTCCATCTTCTTTCACATACACGGTGTCAATCTGTCTCCATTCGCCGCCTAGTTTGACGTAGGCAGCGTCTACAGGTTTCCAGGTATTGAGTACTTTGATATACGGTAATCCTTTTACAGCAACTTCTAAAACAGCGTAACCATCTGTACCATCTTGTGTAGCCAGCCCGCCGGTGGCTAGTCCGGTGACGTCATATCTATCAATCACAGCCGGTGATCTTCCTGACCCTGCGAATGTACTGCCCGAAGTGCTTGACAGATTATTTCTGTAGCTATTGCCAGCGAATCCTGCAGATCCTCCAACGTCACTAGCAGCAGCTTCTCCGCCGTCGCCACCAGGAAATCCGCCACCACCGCCACCACCTCCACCTCCGTCGCCGCTCATGTCTTGGCCATTCATGCCTACCGTAGAACTGTTGTAAGTGCTGCGAGATGTAGGTGTAGCAGAAGCACCTGTTCCGTTACGTCCGCCTCCACCGCCACCTCCACCTCCACCAGCAACTGCTACTACAGTGGGTATAGCGGTAGCAATAGGAATGCGTGTGATTGTTGTGGCACCACCACCGCCACCACCGCCTCCGGAACTGCCTGAACCGCCAGCATTTCCTCCGCGACCACCGCCGTATCGATTGTTGCTGTCATCTATGTTGCCAGTTCCGGCCACACCTCCGCCAGAGTTTCTAGCTGCACTGGCACCTTTTTTACCACCACTGCCAACAGAAACATCGATTGTATCTCCAGCGGCTACAGCAAAGGTAACTTTATAACCTTGTCCGGGTCCTCCGGCACCGCCAGCTCGAGAATCATTTCCGCCACCACCACCACCGCCACCCCATAGGTATGCTGTCACTGTGCCAGTAGAAGTAGGCGGAATCGTGATACGTCCGCGACTATTGGTATAGGGAAATGCTATTACTATTGATGCCATTATGATCTACCGTATTGTCGGCACAGGTCAATGGTTTTCCGGGTCCAGGCGCTCACATCGCTGGAGCCAATTTCTTCGACATCGCCTACGTAAGATGCCACCTCTTCTGCTGCCTGCATGCAAGTTTCTGGACCATAAGTACGAAGAACATCGGGATGTTGGGTCATTATTCTGCGTAAGATGGCGCTTTGTACCGCTTCATTGCTGTTTTCGTTTACTTTCACACAGGTGTCTTTACCATCCTCGGTTCCTGTGTATCTATACCCGGGCCAACAGGCCTTGCCGTCAGCTCCTTTGATTTTCTTTTCAAACAATTCATAAACAAACATGATCTACCGTGCCTTTGTTTTCTGCACTGCATTGCGGATTAGTGCTGCGGTTGAAGGATCCTTGAGCAAAGGCTCCACTACATTGTTAGCCAGCGTGGCCAAGTTTCGTGCATCCGCGGATCCTACTTTGGAAGGATCGGCTTGCAAGGCTCTTACTGCTAGGTCCGTGCTCTGTTGTGGATTCACCGATTTCAGTGCATCCAACCCTTTCTTGAGAGATACCTTTTCTGCGGCCGCAGCTTGAACAGGATTGGTAGGAGGCACAGTGCCTTGAGGCTTTGTGGTGTTAGCTGTGCTGGCCTGAGTGGATCCACCAGT